TGAACTCAAGTATTCAGAAGTCCCAGATTCTGCTGTAAATACCACGAAAGATGATGATGCCGATTAAATTTAGAGATTATCAAAAAACAGCAATTGACCAATTAAAAACTGGCTCCATCCTTTGTGGTGGGGTTGGTTCTGGTAAATCATTAGCTGCTTTAGGGTATTACTTCATCAAAGAATGTAAAGGTGAGATTGAGCCTATATATAAACCTATGGAAAAGCCAAGAGATTTATATATAATTACAACTGCTCGCAAGAGAGATACATTTGAATGGGAGAAAGAGTGTTCTCCCTTCTTACTTTCCACACAAGCAGGATTAGGTCAAGTAAATGTAACAATAGATTCTTGGAACAATGTAAAAAAATACACATCAATAATAGGTGCATTCTTTATATTTGATGAACAAAGAGTAATTGGTTCTGGGACTTGGGTTAAAGCTTTCTTAAGTATAGCAAAAAAAAATAAATGGATTTTATTAAGTGCAACCCCAGGAGATACCTGGATGGATTATGTTCCTATATTTGTAGCCAATGGATTCTATAAAAATAGGACTGATTTTATAAGAAAACATGTTGTATATAATAATTATATGAAGTATCCAAAAGTAGACCATTATGTAGAATGTGGAAGACTAATTAATCTTAGACGACAATTGATGGTTAATATGAAATATGTTAGACCAACGCAACTACATTATGAAAAAATAATGGTAAAGTACAACACAATACTTTATGAAAAAATTAGAAAGGATAGGTGGAATATATTTGAAGATGAGCCTATTAAGACTGCAAGTGAGTTATGTTATTTATTAAGAAAAATAGTTAACACGGATTTAAGTAGGTTAGAAGCAGTAAGTAGATTAATTAAAGATAATCCAAAAGTAATAATATTCTATAATTTTGATTATGAGTTAGAAGAGTTAAGAGATTTAGGATTAAAACTAGAAATACTAGTTGCTGAATGGAATGGCCATAAGCATCAGCCAGTTCCTTTAGAAGCTAATTGGATTTATCTAGTTCAGTATACAGCTGGTGCAGAAGGATGGAATTGCATTGCAACTGATATAATAATATTTTATTCCCAAAACTACTCTTATAAAATAATGATGCAATCAGCAGGAAGGATTGATCGATTAAATACACCATTTCAAGATTTGTATTACTATAACATAATTTCTAAAGCCTCAATAGATATGGGAATAGCTAATGCATTAAAAAACAAAAAAAGTTTTAATGAATTAAGTTTTAAATTTTAAAAAATTCTCTCGCATTAAAATCATATGCTATAATAGAAGGAGATAAGATATCTCACTTTTTATATTTTTGAAATACTAATAGAATTTTAAAAGGAGGATACAAGTATGAAAATAAATCAAAAACGGTTATTCTTATTCTTTTATTTTGCCATAATACTAGTATTACCTTTCCTTATTGTTAATAAGATGGGCAATATAATAACACATGCCTCTATAGTATCACAACAAAGTAAGCAGTCAAATATAGTTAGTGATAAAATAATCTTTCTAGTGCATGATGTGGATGTAAATAAAGAATCAGAAAATTCTAAAATAGTTGAAACAGTAGCCCCACCCTCATATTTTATTAAAATTGTGGAAAATAAGATTACTCCAGAATCATTATTAAGTTTATGCACATTTATAGGAGATAAATATTCTATATCACCAACACTCCTATATGCAATGTGTGAAAAAGAAAGTAGTAGATCTATATATGCAGTAAATGGAAGTTGTAAAGGGCTAATGCAGATAAGTGAAGTTTGGCATAAAGATAGAATGAAAGTTTTAGGCATCACTGATATTTATGACCCATATGGAAATGTACTTCTTGCAGCCGACTACATAAGCGAATTAAAAAAAGAAACAACTAATAATATGTATTATATATTAATGAGATATAATATGGCTACAAAAACCGCGAATAGTCTTTTTGCTAAAGGACAGATTTCTCAATATGCTTTAGAGATTGTTTCACGTTCACAAGAACTTGATAAACAAATTGTAGAGTAAGCCATGGCATTAGAGAGTGCTTTTCAAGCACAACTTATAAAAGATCTAAAAAATATATTTCCAGGTTGTATTGTTTTAAAAAATGATGCTAACTATATTCAAGGGTTTCCAGATTTAACAATCTTATATGAGGACAAATGGGCAGTTCTTGAATGTAAAAGAAGTTGTAAAGAGAATGTGCAGCCTAATCAAGAATATTATGTAAAAGAAACGAATTTAATGTCATTTGGAACATTTATCTATCCAGAAAATAAGGAGGAAGTGCTAGATGATCTTCAACTCACATTCAGACCTAGAAGGCCTACACGCATTTCTAGGAGCAAGTAAATACCATTGGGTAAATTATGATGAAGAAAAATTAGATATGGCTTATACTAAATTCCTGGCAATTCAAAAAGGAACAGAACTTCATTCGTTTGCGGCACAATGTATTAAGCTAGGACAAAAATTACCTAAATCTCAGAAAACTTTAAATTCCTATGTTAATGATGCTATCGGATTTAAAATGACACCAGAACAACCACTTTCATATTCATATAATTGTTTTGGTACAGCCGATGCTATTGCGTTTCGTAATGATAAACTTAGAATTCATGATCTTAAAACTGGTAGTACTCCAACTCACATTCAACAATTAGTCGTATACTCAGCCCTATTTTGCTTAGAGTATCAAATAAAACCTATAGAAATTAGTATTGAACTTCGAATATATCAATCTGAAGAAATACTTATTCATGAACCATTAGCTGAAGATATCCATAATATTATGGATAAAATAATTATTTTTGATAAGCGTATTAATAAACTAAGAAGTGGGGAGTAAGTTATGGATGGAGAAGAACTATATCATATTGGAACACCGAGGCATTCTGGAAGATATCCATGGGGAAGTGGCAAAACACCAAGTCAAAGAAATAAAAGTTTTATAAACTATGTTGATGATTTAAAAAGAAAAGGGTTAACAGAAAAAGAAAGAGCTGATTCTTGTGGAATTAGCATGAAGCAATTAAGAGCTAAATTACACATTGCCAAAATGCAGGAAAAAACAGCTCAGCAAGCATTAGCTTTAAAATTAAGTAATTCAGGAATGAATCATGTAGAAATAGGAAAACAAATGGGCATGGGCGAATCTTCCGTTAGAGGTTTACTCGATCCGATTCTTCAAGCTCGAACTAGTGCTACCGTAGTCACTGCAAATTTATTAAAGCAAGCAGTTAAAGATAGGGAATATATTGATATAGGTGTTAACTCTGAATTATATTTAGGAGTAACTAGAAATCATTTAATGAATGCTGTTGCATTATTAGAAGAAGAAGAAGGATATACAACACATTTCACAAATGTTCCTCAATTAGGAACGGGTGGCAGTGGAAAGAAAACAAGTCTTTTAGTATTAGCAGGCCCTGGTGTGGATCATGCAACAGTATTTAAGAATAAAGATAAAATTAAAATGGTAACCGAATATCATTCTGAAGATGGTGGCCGATCTTATTTTGGAATGGAACCACCTAAGAGCTTAAGTTCAAAGAGAATTAAAATATTATATTCTGAAGAAGGCGGAAGCGATAAAGATGGTGTTATAGAATTAAGAAGAGGGGTTAACGATATATCTCTTGGAAATTCTAGATATGCACAAGTAAGAATAGCTGTAGATGGAACGCATTATTTAAAAGGTATGGCTATGTATAATGATAATATGCCTGATGGTGTTGATGTTATATTTAACACTAATAAGAAACTAGGAACACCCGCAGATAAGGTCTTTAAACCATTAAAAAAAGATCCTTTAAATCCTACAAAGGTTGATCCAGATAATCCTTTTGGAGCAGTTCTCAAAGTTATTAATGGTCAAAGGCATTATAAAGATGCTAATGGAAAAGATCAACTATCAACTATTAATATTGTAAACGAAGAAGGTGATTGGGAAAAATGGAATAAATCCCTATCCTCTCAAATGCTTTCAAAGCAAACACCAGCTCTTGCTAAAAAACAATTAGGGATAACTTATTCTAATAAACAAGAGGCCTTTGATGAGATTATGGCATTAACTAATCCAGCTATTAAAAAGAAATTATTAGACTCTTTTGCTGGAGATTGTGACTCAGCGGCTGTTCATTTAAAAGCGGCAGGATTACCAAGACAAGGCTCTCATGTAATTTTACCAATACCTTCTATGAAAGACACAGAGGTATATGCACCAAACTATCTTCCAGGAGAACCAGTTGTTTTAATTAGATATCCACATGGAGGAACCTTTGAAATTCCTAATTTGGTAGTAAATAATAAACAACCTGCCGCTAGAAAACTTTTAGATACTGCCAAAGATGCCATTGGGATAAGTCCTAATGTAGCAAAAAGAATGTCTGGAGCGGATTTTGATGGAGATTCAGTTTTAGTTATTCCTAATAAAAATGGAAATACTATAAAAACATCTGCGGCTTTAAAAGGGCTACAAGATTTTGACCCTCAAGAATCATATCGTGGGCATGAAGGATTACCAGATATGAAAGCGAAAACTAAAGGCGTTGAAATGGGTAAGATCTCTAATTTGATTACAGACATGTCAATTGGAGGGGCTGACGTAGAAGAAATATGTAGAGCCGTTAAGCATTCAATGGTTGTTATTGATGCTGAAAAACATCATCTTGATTATAAACAATCATATGTAGACCAAGGAATAGGAGCACTTAAAAAGAAATACCAATCATATGAAGGATCTACTACAAAGTCTGGAGCGTCTACACTATTATCTAGAGCGTCTTCTGAAATTCGAGTTGATCCTAGAAAATTAAAAACAAACATCAAGAAAATGACAGCACAAGAAGTAGAAGATTATAAAGCTGGTAAAAAAGTTTGGGAGTATTCACCAGAAGTTTATATTCCTAAAAAGAAGATAACGGATACTAATAAAATGACAGAAGAGCAATTGGCAGATTATAAATTAGGAAAAACTATTTATGATTATCCAAGAAAAAAAGATGGAACACCTATAATGAAAGAGATTCCACGTACTATTTCTTCTACTAAATTAGCAGAAACATCTGATGCTTTTACTCTATCCTCAGGAACACGAATGGAAGCAGTATATGCTACTCATTCTAATAAATTAAAAGCACTTGCTAACAGTGCAAGAAAAGAATCTATAATGACAAAGCCTATAATTTACTCCCCCTCTGCTAATATTGCATATGCTCCC